ATATTATGGCTGAGATTCTGAAAGGTTTTTTGATGATTTTCCCTGAGTGGCTGGCGGCTATCTTTATGATTGCCGGTCTGTGCGTTGCCATGCTGGCGGCAGTGCGGCTGGGCTATGGTCTGGCCGTGGCGAAGACGGCCTACAAATGGATCGTCAATGCAGAGGAGAAGTTCGGGGCCGGCGCGGGAGCAGAAAAGAAAGCTCACGTTATTGCTGTTTTGCGCGGGTACACCCCGGACTGGCTGGACTGGATTATCAACGAGAAGACGCTGGACTGGATCGTGCAGATCGTCTTCAATCTGACCAAGAAGCGGCTTTAAGCGGACATGACAAAAAAAACCCTAGAAAACACCAC